TAATAGCACAACTAGCACTGGTAGTGGTGTTAATTTGGTAGAAGGAACCAGTAACGGAACTTCCTATATCACATTAAAAGCTCCAAACTCTCTTGCTGGTATCGTTACCTACACGATGCCTGGAACCGATGGAAGCAACGGGCAGGTTCTTGTTACTAACGGATCTGGGATTCTTTCTTTCACAACACTATCTTCAAGTTTAGGTATTGCTGGTGACACTGGAACCGATACAGTTACTGTTGGATCTAATACTCTCACCTTCACTGGTGGAGAGGGTATTGATACTGCAGTCACCGATAATACACTAACAATTTCTGCAGAGAATGCATCCGATACCAATAAGGGTATTGCTTCATTTGATGCAACCGATTTTAGTGTTTCTTCTGGTGCAGTAACACTTCAAGCAGAAAGAATCCAGGATATTGCTGGTGCAATGGTCACTGGTAACACAGAGACTTTAATTACGGTAACCTATCAGGATGCCGATGGAACAATTGACTTTGTTGTTGATAATGATCTTGCAAACTACAGTAATACTAACTCCGCATTTATCACTGCATCATCAACTTCAACATTAACAAATAAGACTTTTGATGCTAATGGAACTGGCAACTCTCTTTCCAATGTAGAGGTTGCTGACTTTGCTGCTTCTGCAATTACAAATGCTTCAGATACAATTGCAACAAATGACAGTGATACTCAGATTCCAACATCTGCAGCGGTTATTGATTATGTTGGGACACAAATCGGTGCAATTGACTTAACAGTTTCTACGGCCGGTGATAGTGGTACTGGTTCAGTTTCTACATCACAAACCCTGACTGTTTCTGGTACTGCAAACGAAATTGAAACTGCAGCATCTAGTCAGTCAATTACCATTGGACTTCCCAGTGCAGTTACAGTTACAACCTCACTGACAACTCCAACAGTTCAGGCTACAAACCTGAAAGCCAATGATGGCACAACCGCAATTACTATTACAAACTCAACTGGTGCGGTTGCCGTTGCTCAAAACTTGACTGTTAGTGGAAACCTGATTGTTAATGGTTCTACCACTCAGGTTAATACAACCACAACCACAATTGAAGATCAACTTCTTGACTTAGGATTTGTTGATGGTTCTGCGCCATCTTCAGATCTGAACAAAGATATTGGTATTCTCTTTAACTACTACACCGCATCAGCTAAGAAGGCTGCAGTTTACTGGGATGATAGTGCAGGAAGAATAGTTGTTTCTAATGACGTTTCAGAAAGTTCTGGTGTTCTGACTGCTGCATCGCACGCAGGTCTTGAAATTGGTTCTCTGTGGGTTAATGACTGCGCAGGTCAGTCCCAAGTTATTAACTGTTCAGGTTCAACTAGAACACTTGAGAATATCACAATCGACGGTGGCACGTTCTGATACTAATCACATAGTTCTAAATAGAGGGGTCTATAAAACCCCTCTTTTTTATGAGTGAACAAGATTTAAAATATCTGATTGCATCATATCAACAAAAATCATTTGACTTGCTTTCACAGTCTGTTGCAAATGATGCAAAGATTAGACAACTTACCGACTTGGTTGAGTTATTGAATACCAAAATTAATGATCAACAAAAAGAGATCGATAAGTTATTACCAAAAACTAAGAGAACAACACAGAAAGAAGATTTCACTTAAATAAATACCTTATATACTCAGTACATACTGAGTTCTACGGTTTATACCATCATAAGAGGTTGAATGGCAGACCCAATTATCAGAATTAAACGGTCGGCTGTTGCCGGCAAGATTCCCACAAGTGACCAAGTGCCATTAGGAGAGATAGCTCTCAACACTTATGATGGTAAGTTATTTGCATCAAAAAACGTAGGTATTGGTACTACTGTATTTGCTATTAATACTTGGTCAGCAGGTATAGGAACAAACTCTTACGATACATATTTTACTGAAGGTAGTGTTGGTATTGGTAGTACCTCACCTACAGCTAAATTGGATATCTTGGGAGATACAAGAATTGTAGGAACCGTAACTGCAACTAGTTTTGTTGGTGATGGTTCTGGATTGACAAACGTAGCTGCATCTGGGCCATCCATTGATGACGTAACTGCACTTTCTATTGCACTGGGTTAAAAATATAAATACTAAGATAATAGTCTCATATCAATGAAAAACGGGAAGTGCCCTGCAGGAGAATACTATTGTTACACCAACAAGGAATGTAAACCAATTCCTGCTGGTTTTATGGTAGATCCTGAGGGAATGCTTCGTAAAGAGAATGGTGCATCCACTACAAATGAAGAGTGGACTGAAAAATATAAAAAGTCTATTAATTGTAAGAACCCTAAAGGTTTTTCTCAAAGAGCTCATTGTCAAGGTCGCAAAAAGAAAATGAGAGAAGAAAAAGACCACGAAGTTGCGATGGCACAATCTCAATTGAAAAATATTGAGAAGAATGTGAAGAGTCTTAAAAAGAAACTTGGAACCAAGGAGAAAGATATTCCTGCTTGGATGCAAGATAAAATCAGTAAGACTCATCACAACATGGCTGCGGTCGGTGAGTATCACGAAGAACAGGTAGTAAACGAAGAGGGTCTTCGTGACTGGTTTGGTAAGTCCAAATCAAAAGATGGTAAAAAGGGTTGGGTCAATGTAGTGACTGGTGATTCTTGTGCGAGTGACAAACCTGGTGAGGGTATTCCCAAATGTGTATCATCTGCAAAGAGAGCTAGTATGTCTAAGAAAGAGAGACTTGCTGCAGCTGCTGCGAAGAGAAGAGAAGATCCTGGTCAACAAGAAAAATCTGGAGGAGCGAAACCTACGATGGTAAAGACTGATAGAAAGTTGAAAAAGGAAGACGTTAACTACCCCGCGTGTGGTCAGGATCCTTGTCAATGTTTGGAAGGAACTGTCAACGAAGCGAAGGATAAAAAAGGTAAGAGTAGTGGTAGTAAGGATGCTTGTTATCATAAAGTCAAGTCTCGTTATTCCGTATGGCCCTCTGCATATGCATCAGGTGCTCTAGTGAAGTGCCGTAAAGTTGGTGCCGCTAACTGGGGCAATAAGTCGGAATCATTTGAGAATCTGTCTCCTATTTCCGAGAAGATTCTTAATGAGTTAAGTTTGGGTGATATCTTAAGAGGAGTAGGGCTTCCTGGCCCATTTCTAAAACCAGAAGAGAAGACCAAAATCAATCAGTCTCTCAGGGATAGAGTCAATCAAAATCAAAATAGAAATCAAAACCAAAACCAAACAGTGCCAACACTGAGACAACAACCAGGAAGAGATCCATTTGCTCCTGTAGGATCTGGTACAAATCCCAAACCTGGGCAAAAAGTAACACCAGTAGTTAAACCACAACCAGTAGTTAAACCACAATCAGTAGTTAAACCACAACCAAAGGTTAATCCATTCCCAACCAGTGATTCTATCAAACCAAAGACGCCCAATCCTTTGATGAGTGCTAACCCACCAAAATCGAAGATGATTTATAAGACACCTAATCCTTTGATGAGTGCTAACCCACCAAAATCGAAGATGATTTATAAGACACCTAATCCTTTGATGGACAAGACTTTTGGATATCAAACTGGAGATGCTCCAGATCAAAGATTAGCCCGTCTTCAGAACTCATACACTCCAAATACAGAAAAATATCTTGACAATCTGTCTCCAATTGCCAGGAAAGTTCTTGGGGAATTAACTGAATCGGAAGATCGCAGAAGAGACAAACGTCAAGAACGTGGAGGTGTTGGAGCCAACGTAGATTATAAGAAACCTCCAGCTAAAAAATTATCAAATGATGAACTGGGTATAAAACCAGGTAAGACTTGGGTTCAACAACAGATGGAGAAAAAGAGAAAAGAAAATCAAAAAGAAGAGTTTCAACTCGATGAAAAGTGTTGGGTTGGATATACTCAAAAAGGAATGAAAAAGAAGGGAGACAAAATGGTTCCCAACTGTGTTCCAGTGAAAGAAGATATGACTCGTATCAATCAGAATGGTCAAACCTACTCGGTCATTTTGATGTGGAGAGGAAGAACTTATACCTTCCAAATGTTCATTCCTACAATGCGTAGACCTTCAAAACAGGATGTAGAACGTGAGGTTAAGAAGGTTTATCCAGATGCAAGAGTTCTGACCTTTATGCCAAAACAGTATGATCCAACCGATCCTACTATCATTATTCCAGAAGCTTACGATTCTAACAATCCAAAAGATAAAGGAAATCCCGATAACAGTCTGAGAAGAGCTGTAAAGAAACTTGGCGGTAATCCAGAAGATGTTCTCCCATCAAAACTTCCGTTATCAAATTCGTATGAACCAGAAGGTGAGATGGCCGAGAGTGCTGCTTGGACTCGCAAAGAGGGCAAAAACAAAAAGGGTGGTCTCAATGAAAAAGGACGTAAATCCTATGAAAGAGAGAATCCAGGTTCTGATCTCAAAGCCCCTTCAAAAAAAGTCGGTAACAAACGTCGCGCTTCATTCTGTGCCAGAATGTCTGGCATGAAAAAGAAGTTGACTTCTGCAAAGACTGCTAACGATCCTAATAGCAGAATCAATAAATCCCTTAGAGCTTGGAACTGCTGATATGAAAACTTTTCAAAAATTTCTATCGGAATCAATCACTATCTCTGGTAACGCATCAGTTGGTGCAATTTACGTTAATGGAGGTCAATTAGTAATATGCCTTGTTTACTAATTATATAGATATAATAGTCAAAACTTCTTGAAGATGGACTACTCTGATATTAAACTAGATAATTTATCAAAAACATTTGAGTTTGAAAAGATTTGCAGAACCATTGATGAACTTAGCGAGGCTGACGCTAAGATGATGGCAAAGTGTTATTGCAAACTCTATTACAAACAACAAGAGATGGTTGCATCTCTTGGCATGAAAAGTTTAGCTGACAAACTGGAGGAACTGTGATATTTATTGCAAAGAGAAAAGGAAACTTTATGGGAAACATTCTCTATTTTCAAGAAGATACAAAGTGGTCTGAAAGTAGATCAACAGCTAAAAAGTTTTCAACCAAAGAAGAAGCAATTCAAGAGTCAGATTTTACTGGTCTGTATGATGTAGAAACCGAAGAAGTTTGATATGGCTGATGACATTTATCTTGGTAATCCAAATCTAAAAAAAGCTAATACGAAGATTGAGTTCACTCAAGAACAGATTGAGGAGTTCATCAAGTGTAAAGAAGACCCAGTATACTTTGCCAGAAATTATATCAAGATTGTTTCTCTTGATGAAGGTCTGGTTAGGTTTAATATGTATCCTTTTCAGGAAAAGTTGATTCAACGATTCCACGACAATAGATTTAATATTTGTAAGATGCCTCGTCAGACTGGTAAGTCAACGACTTGTGTATCTTATTTGTTACACTATGCAGTATTCAACGATAATGTAAATATAGCTATTCTGGCTAACAAAGCTTCAACTGCAAGAGATCTACTTAGCAGATTACAACTTGCATACGAAAACCTGCCAAAGTGGATGCAACAGGGTATCCTAGCTTGGAACAAAGGAAGTTTGGAACTGGAAAATGGCAGTAAGATATTGGCAGCTTCTACATCTGCATCTGCTGTCCGAGGCGGTTCGTATAATGTCATCTTCCTCGACGAGTTCGCGTTTATTCCAAACCATATTGCAGACCAATTCTTTGCATCTGTTTATCCTACTATTTCTTCTGGTAAAAGCACGAAAGTAATTATGGTTTCAACCCCTCACGGGATGAACCATTTTTACAGGTATTGGCACGATGCAGAAAGAGGTAAGAATGAATATGTTGCAACGGATGTGCATTGGTCAGAAGTTCCAGGCAGAGACGATGTTTGGAAAAGACAGACCATTGCAAACACTTCTGAACAACAGTTCAAAGTTGAGTTTGAATGCGAGTTTTTAGGATCTGTTGATACTTTGATCAATGCGTCAAAACTTCGCACAATGGTTTATGATGATCCGATCAAACAAAACAAGGGTTTAGATATCTATCAAGAAAGTATTGATAAACACGACTACATTATTACTGTTGACGTGGCTCGTGGAGTTGGTATCGATTACTCAGCCTTTGTGGTTGTGGATATTACTACGTTTCCTCATAGAGTAGTTGCAAAGTATAAGAACAACGAAATCAAACCGATGTTGTTCCCGAGTATTATTCAAGAAGTTGCAAAAGGGTATAACAATGCGTTTATTTTATGTGAGGTAAACGACATTGGTGATCAAGTTGCGAGTATTTTACACTATGACTTGGAGTACAACAATATTCTGATGTGTTCAATGAGAGGTAGAGCTGGTCAAATCGTTGGTCAAGGTTTCTCTGGTCAGAAGACTCAAATGGGTGTGAAGATGTCAAAGGTTGTCAAGAAGATTGGTTGTTCCAACTTGAAAACTTTAATCGAAGAAGATAAACTTATTTTTACTGACTACGATATTATATCAGAACTCACCACATTTATCCAGAAACATCATTCATTTGAAGCTGAGGAAGGATGTAACGATGACCTTGCAATGTGTCTTGTCATCTATGCGTGGCTGGTCGCCCAGGACTACTTTAAAGAACTTACGGAACAAGATGTTAGAAAACGTATTTACGAAGATCAGAGAGACCAAATAGAACAAGATATGGCTCCATTTGGATTCATTCTTGACGGTCTTGATGATGAATCTTTTGTTGATGCTGATGGTGATCGTTGGCACACTGATGAATATGGTGATCGCAGTTATATGTGGGAATATCGATGATCGACCTAGAAGAAGAGTTTGAGTCGGAACATTTATTTTTTCACGAGAGAAAGTGTAGGGTATGTGGTGAAGTAAAAGATCTCCGTGATGGATTTTATAAGACACGTAAAGGCAGAGGTGATATTCCTTCCGCATATTCTTATGAGTGTAAAGTTTGTACAATAGGGAGAATCAAAGATAGTAGAAAAAAGGATATTATTGAGTGGGTGTATCCTGACTGGTAGTGTTCACTAGCGGTTTCCCCATTCAAAAGCGCTCAAAATTATAAATATTTCAAGAAAATATGAGACATCTTTAGGGAGACTTAAATGGCTAACATCGGCTTAGTATCTCCAGGGGTAAAGGTTAGGGAGGTTGACCTTACCGTTGGGAGAATTGACGCTCTGAGTGATCAAACTGGTGCCATTTGCGGGCCCTTTTCACAAGGCCCAGTTCTTGAGCCCATTCTTATCGAGAATGAACAGGAATTACTCAGTATCTTCGGTAAACCCATCTCTTCAGACAGACAGTACGAGTACTGGTATTCCGCTTCCAACTATCTTCAGTATGGTGGTGTACTGAGAGTTGCAAGAGTTGATGGTGCTCAACTCAGAAACGCTAACGTAGGTGCTGTTGGTGTTGCCTCCACTTCAACACTTAAAATCAAGTCCTACGAAGACTACAAGAATAATTACGAATCAACCTCATCATACAGATTCGCCGCAAGAAATCCTGGTTCTTGGGCTAATGGTCTTAAGGTTGCCGTTATTGATGGTTCCGCTGACCAAAAACTAACTGTTGGTACTGCTGCTACTTCTACACTCCAGGTTGGTTACGCAGTAACTCAAGCAACAAGTTCTATTGTTGCTGGTGTTGGTACTACTTCAATCAATGATGGTTATCTCCAAGGTATCATCACTGGTATCGGAGTCAGTACAATCGACGTTAAGGTTGTAAACAGAGTTTCTGCTGCTGGTTCAGTATTCCCCGTTTCTTATACCGAAGGTGGTGCATATGCATTCATCTCAGGTGCTGCAACTAACGTAGGTTTTGGCACAACTTCAACTCCTGCTGCGGGTCTTGCTTTCCTGAGCAACTCTTCAACTATTGCAGCTCCATCAGCAGGTCTGCAAACCTCAGCATCTGTTACTGCTGCAGATATTGTTGACTGGTATGATAACCAGTACATTCAACTGGATAACGGCCAAGTTCTTTGGAAGTCTGTTGCTGAAAAACCTGGAACCAGTGGTTATGCTGCTGCCAGAAACTCCAAGAATGACCAACTGCACGTAGTCGTCATTGACGATAAGGGTTCTATCTCAGGTAATTCTGGAACTATTCTTGAAAGACACGCCTTCTTGTCTAAGGCTACAGATACAGTAAACTCACTCGGTTCGAGAGTATACTACAAGGATTACATCGCAGATAACTCAAATTATCTGTTTGTTGGTGTTTCAACTGGTAACGGTTCTATTGCTTCTGGCATTCAAACTGCTTTCACTGCAACTTCAACCGAAAACGTTTGGGGTACTGATACTCAAGACATCAGTTTCAACGTTGCTGGTAACAAACTCTATACCTTAGTTGCTGGTAAGGATTATTCTGGAACCAACAATGAGGGTGGTTATGCTTCAACTCTCGGAGATGTAATCGGTGGTTACGAACTGTTCGAGAACGAAGCTGAATATGCAGTTAACTTCCTGATTCACGGCCCTGGTGTTACCGGCAGCAAGGAAGCTTCACAAGCGAAGGCAAACAAACTGATTGCAATCGCCGAAGGAAGAAAGGATTGTATCGCAGTTGTTTCTCCACACAGAGAATCAGTTGTTGACGTAACCAGCTCCAAGACACAAACAGATAATGTTGTCAAGTTCTTCGATGCACTGACTTCATCTTCATATGTTGTGTTTGACAGTGGTTATAAGTATCAGTTCGACCGTTTCAATAACACCTTCCAGTACATTCCTCTCAACGCAGACATTGCTGGTCTGATGGCGAGAACTTCACAAGACCAGTTCCCTTGGTTCTCACCTGCTGGTTCTCAGAGAGGAAACATTCTGAATGCGGTTAAACTTGCCTACAACCCAAGTAAAGTTCAGAGAGACACTCTTTATACCAGAAGAGTTAACCCAGTTATCTTCTCACCTGGTGCAGGATTCGTTCTGTTCGGTGATAAGACTGGACTTGGATTTGCATCCGCATTTGACAGAATTAACGTTAGAAGACTGTTCCTGACACTTGAAGCTACAATTGAAATTGCCGCAAGAACTCAACTGTTCGAGTTCAACGACGATATCACAAGAGCCAACTTCCGCAACATTGTTGAACCTTATCTCCGCGATGTTCAAGCGAAGAGAGGTATCTCTGACTTCGTTGTCATTTGTGATGAAACCAATAACACTCCTGACGTTATTGATGCTAATGAGTTCAAGGCTGACATCTTCATCAAACCCGCCCGTTCCATCAACTTCATCGGTCTGACCTTTGTTGCCACCAGAACTGGTGTTGCGTTTGAAGAAGTCGTTGGTAGAGTTTGATTATAAAAAGAACACACTAACGGAGTTTTCAAAAAATGGCTATCCAATTTAGAGACAGACAAATTGATGATTTTAAGGGCAAGCTGATTGGTGGTGGCGCCAGACCTAATCTGTTCGAAGTTCAAATCCAACTTCCTGCTGGTCTCGGCGTTGCTGCTCCTGGTGCTGGTAGTGAGCAGTCGATTGAAGAAAAAATGCGTTTTATGGTGAAGGCGGCTCAACTGCCCGCCTCCACCGTTGGAGATATTCCCGTTGCTTTCAGAGGTCGTATTCTTCACGTTGCTGGAGATAGAACTTTCGAGCCTTGGACTGTTACCATCATCAACGATACCGACTTCTCCATTCGTTCTGCGATGGAAAGATGGTCAAACGCGATCAATAACCATAAGTATGATTCTGGTACTATTGATCCCAACGTTTACCAACAGGATGCAACTGTTCTGCAACTTGGTAGACTTCCTGATAGAGAAGGAACCAAACAGATTCCTGTTCTGAGAAAGTATAAGTTCCACGGCATCTATCCAACTCAAATCACCGCTATCGATCTGGACTACGGTTCAACCGATACGATCGAAGAGTTCCAAGTTCAGTTCTCAGTCAACTGGTGGGAAGCATTCAGAGTTGGTCAGGGTGATGCCGAGGCTGACGATCTGAATAATTGATAAATACCTCTATAAAGGTACACACTCTATAAAATGGCTTCTCTGTTTGGTTTTTCAATTGACGATTCATATAAGAAACCATCCAAGACCGTAGTTTCCCCCGTCCCCGAGAATAACGAGGACGGGTCTGACTATTATCTTGCTTCTGGTTTTTATGGTCAATATCTTGATGTAGAGGGAGTATTCAAGACTGAGTATGATCTCATTCGTAGATATCGTGAGATGGCACTTCATCCAGAAGTTGATTCTGCAATTGAAGATATCATCAGTGAAGCCATTGTATCAGACCTAAACGATACGCCTGTAGAAATTGAACTTTCAAATCTTCAGGTAAGCGACAGGGTAAAAGATATCATTCGCACAGAGTTTCAATATATCAAAGATATGCTAGACTTCGATAAGAAGTCACACGAGATTTTTAGAAACTGGTATGTAGATGGTCGTGTATATTATCACAAAGTAATCGATCTTGCAAAACCAGAAGAGGGTATCAAGGAACTGAGATTTATCGATGCCCTTAAAATCAAGTATGTAAGAGAACAAAAGAAAAAGAACGGAGATAATTTTGGTGGAGTTCTGAATGGTTCTGGTGCCGACAATAGCCCAGAAAAGTATGATTTCCCAGGCATCAATGAATACTTTATCTACACACCGAACACTAGTCAGAATAATCAATACGGTTCAGTTGCTGTAACTTCACAACAAAGAGATTCTGTGAAGATTGCCAAAGATGCAATCGCATATTGCACTTCTGGTCTGGTTGATAGAAACAAGCACACGGTTCTTTCTTATCTCCACAAAGCCATCAAGGCACTCAATCAATTGAGAATGATTGAAGACTCTCTGGTTATCTACAGATTGTCTCGTGCTCCAGAAAGAAGAATCTTCTACATTGATGTCGGTAACCTCCCAAAGGTAAAAGCTGAACAATACCTCAGAGAGGTAATGAGTCGTTATCGCAACAAACTTACCTATGACGCAGGCACTGGTGAGATTCGTGATGATAAAAAATATATGTCAATGCTAGAAGATTTCTGGCTTCCAAGAAGAGAAGGTGGTCGTGGTACAGAAATCACCACGCTTCCTGGTGGGCAGAATCTTGGCGAACTGACCGACGTTGAGTATTTCCAAAAGAAACTCTATCGTTCTCTGAATGTTCCTGAGTCAAGAATGAACATTGACAGTGGATTCAGTCTCGGTCGTTCTTCCGAAATCCTTCGTGACGAATTGAAGTTTACTAAGTTTGTTGGAAGAATGAGAAAGAGATTTAGTACTCTCTTTCACGATATTCTTAGAACTCAACTGATTTTGAAGAACATCATCACTCCAGAAGAGTGGGATGCAATGAGTGATCACATTCAGTATGATTATCTCTATGATAATCACTTCTCCGAACTCAAAGATGCCGAGTTGATGCAAGAACGTCTTGGTCTTCTCGCAACAGCAGATCCTTATATTGGTAAGTACTATTCTGTTGACTATATACGTCGCAAGATTTTGAGACAGACTGATGTTGAGATCATCGAACAAGATATTCAGATCGCAGCAGAAAAAGAAGCAGGTATTATCCCACCATCAGAAGAAGAAATGATGATGGCAGTACAAGCTGCACAAGCGAATGGAGGAATGGGAAATATTCCTCAGGATATGGAAGTTGATGCTGGTGCAATGGAAGCTGAGGCAGCACCTGGAGTACCCAAAGGTGGGGAAATATAAATAAAACATAGGTATAACTGTTTTATCTTATGGATGATTTAATGGATTTGATGATTGCTGACGAATCTCCGTCTGAAATCAGTGATGCAATCAAAAGTGCTCTGTTTGCAAAGGCTGCAGAACGAATCGAATTCGCAAAACCTTACGTAGCAAACTCTATGTTTGGTTTTAACGACGGTGAAGAAGAATATGATGATGAATCTTCTGCAGAATATGAAGAGGAAATTGGTGAAATTGATGATGAATACGACACCGAAGAGGACGAGTAATGGCACATTCACCAGTTGGTAACGGTATTAGTTTTAATACCTCAACTACATCAGCACAGTCCGAACAGTTCACTGTTCAGTCGGACACTTTGAGAGTTGTTGCTATCACAGCAAACGCTCACGTTGCGATTGGAACAACCGCAGTTGCAACGGTTTCGGATTACTTCGTTCCTGCTGGTACTTCTGCAACTCTTGCTCTGACTCCTGCATCTTCACCAATTGCAGGTATCACAACTGGTGCAGCTACTGTCATTTCTCTTCCAGAAGGCACTGGATGCCCATTTAAGGTCGATGATGTAATTACCATCAGTGGCGTAAGTGGTGTTACTGGATTTAATACAACCGGAAAGGTTGTTTCAATTGATAGTAGTGCCAATTCATATGGTTACTTCTCAGAAAGAATGACCATTGATCACGACAGTAGAGCTTTAACCGCAGCGAATGCAACCTTTGCAGGTTCACTTGCTAGAAAAACTTTGGTTGTTGCAGCTAGAACTGACGCTGGAACAGGAAAACTATACGCACAACAAGTACAACTTTCAGGGCAAGGTTAATGAAACTCATTACAGAAGAAATCGAAAACGTAGAAGTTATCGTTGAACAGGTAAACGGCAAAAAGTCCCTGTTCATTGAGGGTGTTTTTCTTCAAGGAAACATCACCAATCGTAATGGGAGAATGTATCCTATTTCTACTCTCGCTAGAGAAGTTGAGAGATACAATGAGAACTTTGTTGCAAAAGGTCGTGCTCTTGGCGAACTCGGTCACCCCGATGGCCCAACTGTAAACCTGGACAGAGTTTCACACAAAATCTGTTCCCTTCGTCAAGAGGGTAACAACTTCATTGGTAAGGCCAAAATTCTTGAGTCAACTCCAATGGGCAAGATTGCAGCTTCTCTTCTTGGAGAAGGTGTAAGACTTGGTGTTTCTTCAAGAGGTGTTGGTTCACTTCAAACCACCAATGAAGGATACAAAGTAGTTGGTGAAGACTTTGCTCTTGCTACCGCTGCCGATATCGTCGCAGATCCTTCCGCTCCTGATGCTTTTGTTAATGGCATTATGGAAGGTAAAGAATGGATCTGGGATGGTGGTATTCTTCGTGAAAGAATGGCACACAAAACCTATAAGAAAATTAATACTCTTGTAGACCAAAAGAGACTTGATGAACAGAAACTTAACCTGTTCAACGATTTCTTAGCAAATCTCTAATTTATAAATAAATATAGTTTATCACAAGGTAAAATCGGAGAGTTCAAATGTCCCGTGGGAAAAATTTACAAGAAATGGAGAACGCCGTAACCAGAGGTGCTGCACCTGCTCAACCAGCTACACTGGGTGGTGTACCTTATGAAGATCTCGGTGGCCCTACTCCAGAAAACTATCGTCCCGATGACGATTCTGCCAAACTTGGCACTGCCACTGGCGCCGGTGTACCTGATGGTGCTCACGCTAGAAACCTCTCTTCTGTAAAGGGTGTTATGACCAGAAAGGAACAAGTAGAAACCGAAGAAGAAATCGTATCTGAATCGGAAGAACTTGAGACTGAGGAAGTTGCGGAAGAAGAGACCGTAGAAGTTTCTGACGAAGTAGATATCGAAGAGGATGTAAATGCCCTCCTCGGTGGCGAAGAACTTTCCGAAGAGTTCAGAGAAAAGGCTAAGACCATTTTCGAAGCTGCTCTGAAGTCGAAAGTAGTTGAAATCAAAGAAGCCCTGGAAGCACAATACGAAACTCAACTGATTGAAGAAGTTGAAGCGATGAAGGGCGAACTCATCGAACGTGTTGACTCCTATCTGGAGTACGTTGCCGATGAGTGGGTAACTGAAAATGCCCTCCAGATCGAACACGGTCTGAGAACTGAGATGACCGAATCGTTCCTTCAAGGAATGATGGGTCTTTTTGAAGCACATTATGTATCAATCCCTGAAGACAAATATGATGTTGTCGAGAATATGGTAGGCAAACTTGACGAAATGGAGACAAAACTCAACGAGCAAATCGAAAGAAATATCTCCCTCAACAAGCGTCTCGCAGAGTCGGTTGCTGATGGTATCCTTTCCGATGTCTCTGAGGGTCTGACGACTACTCAGAAAGACAAGCTCGCTTCCCTCGCCGAAGGTGTTGAGTTTGAGAGTGAAGAATCTTATAAGGAGAAGCTGACTACCCTCAAGGAGTCATATTTCAAGGCTACTCCAAAAAGAAGTGAGTCGGAAGTCCTGACCGAAGAAGTAGATCATAACGTCACTAACGTTATGGCAGCTTATATGCAGGTACTGTCCAAGTCAGTTCAAAAGTGAAATTAACATTATAAACTAAACAAACACACTTATAGAAGGTAAACGCAAATGTTCCATGCCGAGCATCTGCAGGAGAAGTGGGCACCCCTCCTCAACCACGAGGGGCTCGATCCTATTAAGGATTCCCATCGTAGAGCGGTAACCGCTGTCCTGCTGGAAAACCAAGAAAGATTCCTCTCAGAGGAAAAGTCATTCCTGTCTGAAGCCCCAACAATGAGTGTTGGTAACGGTGGTTACACCGGTGCTGCCACCGCTTCTGGCCCTGTTGCTGGTTTCGACCCCGTTCTGATCTCCCTGATCAGACGTTCTATGCCTAACCTGGTCGCTTATGACCTGGCTGGCGTACAACCAATGAATGCCCCTACTGGACTCATCTTTGCGATGCGTTCACGTTATGTTGATGGCACCAACGCCGACCGTAGATTGGGTACTGAAGCTCTGTTCAACGAGCCAGATTCTGCCTTCTCTGGTCAGTCTTCTGCCTTCAACAACACCAGTGGTTTCGTTAACGGTGCTACTGGTCTGGGTACTACTGCTCAGAGCGGCACCAACCCTGGCGCCCTGAACCCATCGACCACCGCTACCCAAGCTGCCTACGATGTAGGTCAGGGTATGAGAACTGATGACGCTGAGAACCTCGGTTCTACCGCCGCTCAGCAGTTCAACGAGATGGCCTTCTCGATCGAGAAAGTCACCGTTACCGCTAAGTCACGTGCCCTGAAGGCTGAGTACTCACTGGAACTCGCCCAAGACCTCAAGGCTATCCACGGTCTGAACGCCGAGGCTGAACTGGCTAACATTCTCTCCACTGAGATCCTTGCTGAGATCAACAGAGAAGTTATCCGTACCATCTATAAGGTTGCTGAGTCTGGTGCTCAAGTCAACACTGCTCAAGCTGGTACTTTCAACCTGGACGTTGACTCCAACGGTCGTTGGTCGGTTGAAAAGTTCAAGGGTCTCCTGTTCCAAATCGAGCGCGACGCTAACGCTATCGCTCAGAGAACTCGTAGAGGAAAGGGTAACATCATTATGTGTTCTGCTGACGTTGCTTCAGCACTGACCATGGCTGGTGTTCTCGATTACACCCCTGCTCTGAACGCTAACCTGAATGTAGACGACACTGGTAACACCTTCGCTGGTGTTATCAACGGTAAGTACAGAGTCTACATCGATCCTTATGCTGCCAACAGTGCTGCTACTCAGTACTACGTCATCGGTTATAAGGGTTCTTCTCCTTATGACGCTGGTCTGTTCTACTGCCCATACGTTCCTCTGCAGATGGTTCGTGCCGTTGGTCAGGACACCTTCCAGCCCAAGATCGGATTCAAGACCCGCTACGGCATGGTCGAGAACCCCTTCTCACAAGGCACCACTCAAGGCAACGGTACTCTCACCGTTAACGCCAACCGTTACTACAGACGTGTTGCCGTTACCAACCTGATGTGATATAATCCTTCAAGTGTGAAGGAAGTCCGCGAGGGGTCGAGAGACCCCTCTTTTTTTATCTAAATACTTCTAAAACTCATAATGTCTCAAACACCGTTTGCGAAACAGATATCCAATCGGAACTATATGTCTCCAGTTGGATTTAAGTTTATCCTTTCGAAAGCTCCAAAGGTAGACTTCCTTTGTCAAGCTGCAAACATTCCCGCAATTAATATGGGAACCGCAGTTCAACCATCATATCTGAAAGATATTGCTGTGCCTGGTGATAAAGTTCTCTACGATGACTTAACACTTAGGTTTTTGATCGATGAACAGATGGAGAATTATCTCTCTATCTACAAATGGATTACTGGTCTTGGATATCCAGAATCTATTGAACAATATGGAAATCTGAAGAAGGAAGATCCATATGCAAGAGTTCAAAATATCTCAATGACAGATCCGAGATATTTTGAGTTCTCTGATGCAACTCTACAGATTCTGAATAGTAACTTTCAACCAAACATTCTGGTTAAGTTCAAAGATATTTTTCCTGTCGCATTATCAACTCTTGAGTTTGATGTTGCTGATAGAGATTATTCATATTTTACAGCTCAAGTTTCTTTCAAGTATACAATATTTGAAATCACCGATAAGAATGGTGTTAGAATAGACAATAAACCAACCCTTGGCGATCCTAGATGATTTTAACTCTTGAAATGATTCAGTCGATGTGGGAAGATGATTCCAAGATCGATATTGATAATATACATGAAGAATCAATCAAAGTTCCTCAACTACACGCAAAATATCACGAGATGATGAACAATCTCATTTTGTTGAGGGCGAAGGCTAAACAACTTCAACGTAACATTCGACACGATCGATATGAGTACTTTAGTGGAAAAGCGGATCCTGATGTTTATGTGGAGAATCCATTTCCTAAGAAAATCAGGGATAAGGACACTATGCAAAAATACTTGGATGCGGATGAGAAACTCTCAGAAGCATCAATGAAGATTGAATACTATGATGTAATGATTGGTTATCTTGATAGTATTCTCAAACAGATTTCGAACCGTACTTATCAGATCAAGAACTCAATCGAGTGGCATAAGTTTCAAGCTGGGTATAACTAAATACTTAGAAAACGATGAAAACATACAAACAGTTTTGTGAGGGTATTTTTGATTTTTTACCGAAAGGTAATTTTGAAACACAAGATCAAGCAAAACAAAGATCAATAAAAATAGATCCCAAATCCGTTGTTACTGGTGGATATAAGGATCCAAACAAACCTCAGAAACCAACAGAACCAAGATCTAGAGAGTTTCAACACGGTAGGAAATTGAAAGACGTTTTACCGGGTGGAATGGAGACCTAAATATCAATAACTGATTGATATGAATGTCTCATATTATTATAAAGAAAAAGAATGAAGTTTATCTGACAATACAGGCCGAACCACACGTTTATCACGAATTATCTGATTACTTTACGTTTGATGTACCTGGTGCTAAGTTTATGCCCCAGTACAGGAACAAATGGTGGGATGGAAAGATCCGTCTCTTTGACACAAGAAAAAATGAACTCTATGTTGGGCTCATAGACAAAGTATTATCCTTTTGCAACAGACAAGGATACACCTATGAGTTCGAAGGCAATAAGTTCTATGGATTACCTATCGAAGAAAACGATATGGTGTCGCCAGAAGGGGTTGCAGACTACATTAAAAACGTTTCTGTACACAAACCACGCGGCTATCAAATTAAGGGTGTATACGATGCCCTGAGAACCAATCGTAGACTTTTAATTTCACCCACAGCATCAGGTAAGTCTTTGATGATTTATTCTCTGGTGAGATACTTTGTGGAGAAGGATAAAAATATTTTACTTGTGGTTCCAACTACGTCACTGGTTGAACAAATGTTCAAGGACTTTCAGGACTACAGTTGGGATGCAGAAAATTATTGTCACAAGATCTATTCAGGTAAGGAAAAGTACGATAATCGCCAAGTTACAATCACAACTTGGCAATCAATCTACAAGTTGGAGAAACCTTTCTTTGAAAAGTATGATGTTGTGATTGGAGATGAGGCTCATTTGTTTAAGTCAAAGTCATTGATCAGTATTATGACCAAACTTCTTGACTGTAAGTATCGTTTTGGTTTTACAGGTACTTTGGATGGTACACAGACTCACAAGTGGGTTCTAGAGGGTTTATTCGGGCCCTCATACAAAATTATCAGTACCGATGAACTGATATCAAAAGGATATCTATCGAAGTTTGATATCAAGATTCTGACACTCAAACATCCAGCCAGAAAGTTTGAGTCTTATGAGGATGAGATTCAGTATCTTATCAATCACGAACAGAGAAACAACTTCATTAAAAATCTTGCAATTGATTTAAAAGGAAACACATTGATTCTCTACAGTCGTGTGGAGACTCACGGATTACCTTTATACGAACTCATAAATAAGTTCAAAAGCGAAGATCGTAAATGTTTCTTCGTTCATGGAGGTGTAGATACTGAAGACCGAGAGCAAGTCAGAGCCATTACCGAAAAAGAAGACAATGCAATCATCATTGCTTCATACGGAACTTTCTCTACTGGTATCAATATCCGAAACCTTCACAATGTAATTTTTGCCTCTCCAAGTAAATCAAGAGTTCGCAATCTTCAGTCAATCGGAAGAGTACTCCGTAAAGGAGATAACAAAGTCAAAGCCACTCTCTATGATATTGCGGATGATATTACTTACAACTCTTCAAAAAATTATACTCTCATACATCTTATGGAAAGAGTGAAAATCTACAATGAAGAAAACTTTAACTATGAAATACTTACCATTCCTTTAAAACAATGTCCGATGCATTCCTTGCAGTCATCAAATTAATATCTGGAGAAGAGGTAGTCGCCAAAGTTTCATATTTGGATGAAGAAGACAGAATCCTGATCGAATGTCCAACAGTGATAAACAGTACCTCTTCAAGAAGCCTTGGCGTTAATCTTGTCAAAATAGAGCCTTGGATTAAGACCGGAAAAGAAACCATATATATACTGGATATGAACAAGATAGTCACCATCAGTGAAGTCTTTGATAAAGAAGTCACTAAGGTCTATCACAAGTTTGTGATGGCTTATTACTATGAAGAAGAACCCATCAAGAAAAACAACATCACAAAAGAGATGGGTTACTTATCTTCTGTTAGTGACGCTAGAGCTACTCTAGAGAAGATCTTTAATAATAGCTAAGCCCTATCTTTCACCCTTAACAGAGTTATTCTACTGAGATATTGGGTGCTTGTCAAGCCCACCATATTGATGTATAATATCGTTATGAATGATAAACAAAGTAAATGTCTGTATTGATGCCGAGGACTAGGAAACGTTCAGAACACTACGTAAACAACAAAGAGTTCCTTGCTGCGATTATTGAGTACAAGGAAAAAATTGCCTTAGCTGAAATACGTGGAGAACCAAAACCAAGAATTACAAACTATCTTGGTGAATGTTTTCTGAAGATTGCCACTCACTTGTCATACAAACCAAACTTTGTCAACTATATGTTTAAGGATGATATGATTTGTGATGGTATTGAGAACTGTGTTCAATACATCAATAACTTCAATCCAGAGAAGTCATCCAATCCATTCGCTTACTTTACTCAAATCATTCATTACGCTTTCCTCCGTCGTATTCAAAAAGAAAAGAAACAACTCGAAATCAAAACCAAGATTCTGGAACGATCTGGTTATGATGAAGTGTTTTCGGATGATGGTATGATGGGTGGATCAAGTTCGGATTATAATAGTATTAAAGACGCTGTTCAAACGAGGATGTACTATCAGTGAAGGTACTGATAGTATTGACCTGATACAAGGTGCTATGGTATACTTGAGACAACACTCAGAGTGATATGAAAGTTGCAATCATTACAGATACTCATTATGGTGCCAGAAAGAACTCAAAGTTGTTTCATGATTATTTTCTAAAATTTTATAACGATATATTTTTTCCAACGCTCGAAGAGTATGGAATTAATAAAGTTATTCATTTAGGAGATGCTTTTGATAGTCGTAAGGGTATTGATTTTTCTGCTTTATCTTGGTCGAAAAATAATATTTTTGATCGTCTCAAAGAAATGTGCATTGATGTTCATTTAATTACTG